GCAATGAATATTTGGTTTGAAACAAAGAATCCGAAACTTGTGGACGAAAAGTTGAAAGCGATATTGTTGGCATATCAAAATGACTTTGCCAAGCACGCCGATAATGCTGATATTAAGAGGATTCAGTATGTTTGGGATTCAATACCGTCGCAATTGGCGAAAGAAAACCGCAAATTTTTGTTTCAACTTGTAAAAACCGGAGCAAGGGCGCGAGAGTACGAAGATGCAATTTATTGGTTGTCAAAAGCCGGATTGATTCAGCAGATATTTTTGTCAGAAATTCCGAATTTACCGTTGTCCGCATACAAAAATCTCTCAGCTTTCAAGATTTACATGAACGATACTGCGCTCTTGAGAGTAAAGTCAGATTTGCCGAATTCAGTTTTCGTAACAGAAAATATTGCATTCAAAGAGTTTAAAGGTGCGTTGGCAGAAAACTATATCTTGCAAAGCCTTTCCGTAGTTTATGACAGCGATTTATATTATTGGAAATCAGATGCTAACGCCGAGGTAGATTTTGTATTTCAGAGGGGATTAAACGTAATTCCGGTAGAAGTAAAATCCGGCGAAAGTATCACCGGCAAAAGTCTTATTGTTTACGACAAAAAGTATTCTCCGTCGATAAAAATCCGTTATTCAATGCGAAATTTATCATATTCAGGAAACTTGATAAATATCCCGTTGTTTTTGTCGGATTGGACAGAAACATTGTTACAAAAATGTTTAGATAAAGAAGTTTAATTCATTCAATAACAAAAAAATAACAGTCGGTAAAATTTATTGCCGACTGTTATTATATTTTACAATTTTTTGAGGTAAAAACTACAATCCCTTGAGTAAACAAGCGATAGCCAAAACAATAAAAGCAGCTAAAACGAACCAAAAAGCGTAAGGTGCGAGAGCTGCAATTGCATATTTACCAAGTATTCCGAGAACAGCGAGGGCTACAGAAACGCCCCAAACTGCATTAGTTGGTGCTGACAATTTCATAATATAATACGAATTAAAGGGTTAAACAAAAATTAGATAAACTCAAAAATATAAATTAGTTGTAAATTACCAAATTTTTTATAAAAATTTTTGAGAAAAAATTGCATGATTGATACATCAGAAACAACAATTGCATGGATTTTTGATTCTTCCAGTTGTGATTTTGCTTTCAAAATTAATTTGCAATAAAAAAAGGCGACCGTAGCCGCCCTGTCAATCCTTAGAATGCCCGCGCCGCAGCCCCGGCCAGATTGACACAGCAAATATACAAACAATTTTTTATAACAAAAATAATCTGTTGTAGAGACGGTGTGCACACCGTCTTTCTTGTCATCGCTCACAGATGCGCTGTAGAGACGGTGTGCACACCGTCTCTACAAATGAACGGACAGACAATTTGTGTTGTGAATTGCTTTCAAAATTTCTAAATTTGCAACGTTGAAACTTTCCACACCAACCTTGCAGATATTCATTAAAATTTTGTTGGTATTTTTCAAAAGCTGTATTATTTTTGTTAGAGGATTTACAGACGAATTGATTTTGTTTACTGCTGAGCCTATTTTGCTAACAGCAACTACAGCGTTGTTGACTTGATCAGTTCCTTTTGGTACAATCTCGATAGAATATACTGTATTAACACTCATAACTTATATATTATGGTTGCAAAAATTTTTAAACATTCGTATTTGATTATTATTGCGGGATTTGTTTTCCTATATTTAGGCTGTGAGGCTGCCGGCTATTTTTGTTTTATTATTGGAGGTGCGTGTTTTCTTATTTATAAGCGAACTCGCCAAAAACAACAAGACCAAGAACATACAGAAATGCCATTACACAGGAAACACACCATTACTAATTGGTGGTGGCTAAATAATCACAATTAACCTATTAATAAAACGCCGTTAAAATACTGTTTTAACGGCGTTTTTTTTCTTTCATTTAATTGTCTTACGCATCAACGGCTGGCGAAACCGGGATCACTTGCCATGTGAGTGTCGCACTGCCAATTGTTCTGTCTGCATAATATTCGGTGTACGTGTTGTCACTATCAAAGATTACTGCCCAATCGGCTTGACCGTATTGATTAGCCAAGAACAGTTCTCTACCGTCTACAAGGTCGTATACACGGTATTGATTTGCAGTGCTAAAGTGTGTAGTATTTACAGGAGGATATTTGATTTTGCCATTGTAGACGTTGTAATCCACAGTGTCTATTATCTCTGCACCTTGAGCAGGTCTGAGATTCCACGCATCGCTACTTGATGAACTGTCGGCTCTCTTTTCGTAAAAAAAGCCACGGGTGTAATTGCTGTCGGTCTGACCGATATACTGCACAATTTCTCCGGATTCTCCTTCGTACGAATCAAGATCCTCTATTTGTTTTACGTAGTTGCCGGAAGTTTCACCGCCTGATGTTACGGGTACTTCAGCCAAAATTTCTGCTTTCAGATCTTGCAACAAGCCTGTCAATGTTTCGGTGTCAGTGATACCCTGCAAAAAGTTTTCAATTTCGTGCCATCTGTTGATTGTTTCGTCAGAGCTGTCGGAGTCTTCCATAAATGCTCTTACAGTTTCCTTAAACTCTTCAAGGTCGCCAATTCGGATTCCGTGACCGGCAATATTGTCTTCTGCGGTATCTACACGTCCTGCAAGATCTGTAACTATAGAGCTGTTGGCTTTGTCTTCCAATGCAGCGTACACCGCTTGATTTTCCACCGGGTTGGGAGAAGAACTGTCAAGGCTTGAATCAATCTGTAGTTCGTCTTTGCTCCAGTAGTCTGTCTTGTCGGCTTTGTTTTCCAATGCAGCGTACACCGCTTGGTTTTCCACCGGATTGGTAGAAGAACTGTCAAGGCTTGAATCAATCTGTAGTTCGTCTTTTTTCCAGTAGTTGTCAAGGTCTGTCTTGTCGGCTTTGTCTTCCAATGCAGCGTATACCGCTTGGTTTTCCACCGGATTGGTAGAAGAACTGTCAAGGCTTGAATCTACGGTTATTCCTCCGGAGTTAATTTGGCTTTGGATCTCTTCTTTAAAAGAGTCCAACGTGTCGGTTGATACCTTGGATTCCAATGCCTCTACAAGTCCGTCAATTTTCGACTGTGTGAGCATGTCTTCGTCCTTATGGACAAAGGCGTCAATAAGTTCCGCAAATTGCTCTTCTGTTGGAAGTGCATATTTGCGAAAATACTGTTTTAGTTGTTCTCTTGTTGTTGCCATTTTTTTATTATATTTTCATGATGAATGCTAAGACATAATAATAAGGTACTGTAGACACCGAAAAAGCTCGTCCGTTACCGGCATTAGCACATGTAGCAGTATGAGAATGGTTGCCATTTTCGCCGGTATTACCTACCAAAACACTTGGGTCGCTGTTTATTAGATCGTAGGAGGCTACTTTCCTTGAAGTACCACTATCACAGTTTCTAAAGCCTTGGTGATAGACTGGATGTCTGTGATTACCGGCTTGATTAATTGTTATTGTATGCGTATGTTTTGGCATGTTATCCACGGTCAATGTAATAGATTGAGAGTTACTGCCGCCGGTATTGCCTATATTATTGGTATTGCCTGCAAGTATGAACTTGCCTCGCAGATCTGGTACGTTGATTGTTCTGTCAAGGGTCGGACTGTAGACGGTTCTTTTGCTGTCGCAGAGTGTCCACCCCTTTGGTATGCCGTCGCCTGTAGCATCGCTCCACATCGCAATTGTCCCCACGGGGACGCCGGAAAAGGTGTTGATTAAATTGCGTATTGTGTTATCTGCGTTTTCTCGGGCTGTTTTTTCTTCTACTATCAGATCTCGTAGTCCGTTGTAATTGGTATTGATACGTGAATTGAGTTCTTTCAAATTCAGGGTTGAAATATCTACAACTGACGTCCAACTTATAGAGCCTTCTACACTGTCACTGCATTCTGTAGCACTATAGATAGAATACGCATCGGCAAAAACAGCTCCGTTGGCTGTTACATTTAATTTTCTCGCTGAGATTACAAAACTGATTTGTGTGGCTTGTTGCGGATGGTATACAAGTTGCTCGTTGGCGTAGATATAGCCCGCACTTCTTACAGTTGTGCCCCCATCGGTGGACTCAAGTTTGCAACCGCTAAGTATTACGGGTTGCCCGGCTGCTACCATATTGCCCATTAACGCAAGTTGTCGGATGAGTTTTTGGATATATTCCATGCTCTCACAGTCAAGCGGAAAGCGGTCAAGTTTGGCATAGTTGCCATATATTGTTTCGTGTTGCATAGCTTTACTTTTTGTTGATTAATAATTTATTGCTGTCCACGTTTTGCCGGGTACTTTCATTGAGTTTACAAGTACTTTTAGCCTTTCTCGATCTACTGCAAGGTCGTTTGGTATATAAATATAGAAATCAACCCTTTTGTCTGCATTGATAGAAGCTCTGTTTAGTATGATATGTTTTGCCGTGCTGCCAAAATGCACCGGCATTTCAATACTGCCCGCCGTTCCTCGAGGATACAGGTAAAATGGAGGAGCTGCTATTTGTTGACTATCTTCTACTCGTATTTTGCCGATAGCATCAGTATTGAGGATGTTGTTCAAGCAATATTCCATTCTGCAAACTTGTCCCGTATATTTAAGTCTTAGCATTGTGGATTGCCGGAAAGAGATAATCTTATCTCTCAAGTTCGTAAATATCCATACAAGTACTGTTACCAATGCTATGATACACGGTTTCCTTAATGGTATCGGCAACAGTTTTATTGCCAATTTTGGAAAATCTATTTTGTAAACTTCATCCTTCATACGGTGTCATTGTTAATTCAGTTCTGTTTTCTGTATACTGATAATACCCTGCGTATGGTGTCGCCTTGTCTAATATTTGCATTTCAATACCGTTGGCATCTATCCCGTAACAGGTGCGGACTTGAACCAATTTTACACCGGCTACTGCTTGCAAATTGTCGGTAAGTGCCATTATAGAAAACTCGCCGTTGAATGGTAGATTCTCGATGTAGTTTTGTATTGCCTCTTTGCAATTTGCCGCCACTTCGTTCCATTTCTTTAGTGGATCATACCATATTTCAATATTGCATCCGAATATATCTCCCTCCTCGTCTATGAGTTTGGATTTTACTCCTGCATATTTAATTCGCATTATATATTCCTGGATGTACGATTCATAATCCTTGAGTGAACAACGTTTGCCGTTATTATCTCCCGCTACCTTCAACAACAGATAACCGGTGGTTTGGTCGTCTATTGCTACAGCATGTTTTATGATTGCTGCATCTTTGATTTCGGCTTCTGTATGATTCTCTTCTATAGGATTGCCCCATTCGTCAAGTGTAAAATACAGTCTAAAATCTTTCATTTTTTGAGCATACCATAGCGTTGTTCCGGGCAATTGCTCTTGTATCCGTTGTTCGATTTCGTCGGTGGTTGCATCCATCAGCCTTTCTATGACGTATGCACAATATGCAACGATATAAAGTAGCAAATTCTCGATACTTGTTTTGCTGTAGAAATCTACAAAGCGGCTTCCGCGTATAAAACCGTACATTTCCGATAGTACGGAGTTTTGCATCCATTGCTCTTGTAGTGTTTCTTGTATTTCTTTGGTCGTTCGTGCCATGGTCTATTATAAATTATTGATATAACTGCCTTTTTCTACAATAAATCTGTCCATACCGGCACCTTCTATTTGCATAAAATTGATCCCGTCAAATTGCAAATCATTGTCTGCTATCGAAGTTGCCGGCGGATTTTGTTGTAGCAATTGTACGGTAGCTTTAGAGGCGGAAGGTTCGCCGGTCTCCAGTTCCGTGCCGGGGATAGGATCGTCGGATAATATACAATTGTTTCGGAATGCTATATCTACTGCGGTGTCGGCATCTCCTGATATTTGTAATGCTATATCAAAAATAGTTTGTCGGGGTAGTACAGTTGTTTTCATTGTGCGTTGGCTTTGTTTTCCTCGTCTCTTATCCAAACCAATTCGTTAAACCTTGCAGCCCATTCCAAATCAGAGAGGAGACCGGGCTCTACATGTAAATAATATCTCAATTGAGCATCAATCATACGTAGAGCATCGGTAGACTGCATTTGGGTCTCCTCTATAATTTTGCCAATTCTGCTTCTTTGATTTGGACCAAAGCTCCAATTTTCTGACTCAATCCGAAAAACAATCCGTCGTCTGTCTTAAAGTCCTCGCATCCGCCAAGCCAACATGAATTAAGCATCGTTTCTGAGGCTTTTATCGGATTGGACGTAAGAGTTGATACATAACTGATGATTTTTCTGTCAGGTTTTTTCAAATAACAGATTTTGCCGTCGCCTGTTACGGAATAGACTTCGCCATAAAGGGCTTTCCATTGGTCGATTTGAGCCTGTTTTACAGCGCCTTGCAGTTCTTTCTTTTCTGTTACTGTCTGTTCGTTTTCTTTCTCGTTTGCCATTTCTTTATCCATTTATTGTTCTTTAATATTGTTCTGTCAATTTCCGCCGCATTGTATGCGGTCTTTCTGTCCCTTGTTCCGTTAATTTCCGCCGCATTTTATGCGGCCTCCAATTACGCCACTACTTCTTGTCTCAAATAGATGAAAGGCAGCGTTACTTTCATAAAAGTTTCAGAATTGGAGATTTTGCGCTCTGCGGTCGTGAACTGGCAGCCTTTGAGCAAAAACGTCCTTACTGGCTGAGGCGGATTGCCGAAGTTTACCAAAATATCAACATTCAGGCTCAACAAACTCCCGTCTGTTGCTGCTGACTCCAACGTTTCAAGTTCTGACTGTAACAGCGTTAATTGTCCGCTGTAATCAATCTGTCCGGGTTGCAAACATAGTGGCTGGTTACCTTTGCCGTATACAGCCTCTTTTTTCTGATTTGCTTTAAATGATACTTCTTGGATACCTGTAATAGGTTTGCCACCTATTAGTACTGTAATATCGCTCCATGCGTATTCCCTTGTATCCACGGATTGTGTTACTGTTGTTGCCATGATTTTTTATTATTTTCTTATCAGTTACTTGTTCTGTTCGTTTCAGCCGCATTTTATGCGGCTCTACCTATTCCACAAGGAATCCCAAATTACATTCAATGTACTTTGCATAACCGTAAGGTTTTACCTTGAGAGAGAGTTCAATTTTGTTTGTCGCCAAGATGTTTTGTTCGGGGTTTACGTAACATTCCACGCCTTGGTCGGTATCATCTTCCGGGTCGTTGCCGAGATTGCCGTTTACAGTCATATTTGCATAGATGGCACGTTTTACCGTGCTTTGGATATCCTTGCAAACGGTGTACGGCAACGAGCCGTCGTCTTTTACCGGTATTTCCTCACCGATATAATCGACAAGTGTTTTGTAGGCTACTCTGTACGCCTTGTCGATAGTTCTGCGACGTGGTAAAAGTCCGTAATCGTCGCTTGCGGCGGTTGCTATTAGGTCGTCGGAGAAATAATATCCCGCCTTTCCTTGGTATACTCTTACAGTTACAAATCCAAGGGCATGTTTTCTCTCTGAATAAAGATTGTCTACCAATGCGCCTTCTGAATAAAATTCCGTAGCATATACAGCTCCGTCTTTTACTCGTGCTATACTGCGCTGTACAGGTATTTTCGCTACTCTGCCTGCTACATACCATAGCAACTCCACTCCATTCTCGGCCTTGTCTGTTACTGTATCAACTACCAATATACGGTTTAGTGCTAATTCTTTTATTGTCGGATTACTTGTGTAATACTCGGTAGCTAATGATACTACAAATGTTACAGGTGAAAATAATGTTTCTGCTGCCCATTCTCCTACATTTTGCAATATTCTCAGATATGCAAGATCTGGTACTTGGGGTATTACTACCGTTCGGATTTCTCCGTTGAATTTCGACAATAGTGCTTTCAAATTGGTTTCGGCAGCTTCGGCGGAAATATTTTCGCTACTTACTATTAGGCGTGCTTTGCCGTTTACTTCATTGTAAAAGGCTTTGATTTCCGCAGATTCTACACCGCACTGATTTACAAAGTCATCGTATGTAAGACTGTCGGTATCCGCTGTGACTGCTAATGCGATACACGCTAGTGTAACACCGTCATCCATCGGTTCTGTTCCTCCTATCGAACCGTTGGCAAAGTTGATTTTTACGTATGGTAATGCCATAATTGTATATCTTTTAATGGTTATTTAATCGTGTTTAAAATGCTATTAAAAAGTAGTCAAACATTATTTGATAACTCTCGAAGCACTGAGCGAAAATCGGCTAAAGTTTCAGAAAAACGGTTGAATGCTGTTGCATTCTCTCTGATCGCACTTGTTAACTCTGCATTTGACTTTTGCAAATAGTCAATATATTGATCTCTCAGCTTGTTGTTTGCCTCTTCTCTTTCGTGCATTTCATTCATAATCTTGCGTGCAAATATCCCGAACGCAATAAACAGAATTACCGATACTGCTACCGGATAGGCAAGATTTTGAAATACTGATACTGTTTCTTGCATGATGCTTAAAGTTATTAGTTTCGGGCGGCGGTTTCGCTCCGCCGTTCTGTGGTGCGTCCCACCCCAGACGAACTTTCCTTATGTTCCCCGAAGGATGCCCGAAGGCAGGGCTTAGTCTGAATTGGCGTAATAATATGCTATTGCTGCGCCAATCGCTGTCGTATATTTACCGCCGGAGTTCTTGGCTACTTCTTGCCATTGCTCTTTCTTTGCTGCATCTGCCATGTCGGCATGTGCTTTTTGGGAGGCGGTTTTAAATTTTTCTCTTACGGCAAGTTGTGCCGCTGTGGGTTCTGCCTTGCTTTCACCCTTTTTGGAGAAAATTGTTTTTCCGTTTACTTGTCGGAATACATAGCCGCTTTTTGCCAGTTTTCCCGAAAGTCCTTGTGTAATGATGTTGTCTTTTACTACTGCCATGTTCTTTTTTTAGTTATTATTGTTTCTGTTAATATAACCACGGAAAACACGTTAATTAAAATTCCTAGGCTTTTTAATATGTATTCCGTGGTTGATTCTTTTTGTTACTACAGGATTCTATCCATTTGGACGACTTTAGGATTAGTGAGAGTAAGGATCATCATAATCATCATCATCACCATCAATCTCGCCGTCATCACTTCAACCTTGTTCTACAGTACTGAAAGCATATTTCCACGCTTTAGCGATATGACAGCCAAATCGAACCGAAGCGGAAAGAATAGTACCATAATAAGTCGGATCATTTTCGTTGGAATACGCTTCCACAGGAGAGAGTGCAAATTTGTACGCACTATCGTGCCATGCCAACAAACCTACTGTAGGTTTTATTGTACTGCGTTTAAAGATATTAAGACCCAAAAATTGTCCCACAATACCTTTTGCAGCATCCGCCAATGAATTGAGTGCAATAGATTGCGCTTCGCTAAGTTCGTTGAGCAATTGTGAATAACGCTCAGCATCAAGCAGTACATTTCTGCCTTGTTCCGGATAGTCTTGCAAATCCATAGCTTTAGCTACCGCCAGAAGTTTTGCTCGCATAGTATCACCGGTAATTGACTCTGCTGCGGTATTCATTGCATCAATAGCATGTGTTGCAATCTTCTGATTGATACCGTTTGCAATTTTGCGTACATAGACTGTACGTTTGTCATAACTCAATTCTACATCACTGGGATTAAACAACCGTTGAGGGTCTGCTGTAAAATGGTGCATAAGAATTGACTGTTCGGTGTCATTTGATACATTAACAATTCCGGGCAATTCGGCACGGTCCATTTCCACATTTACCGAATTAGCTTCAATAGGAATATGTATTGTTTTTGCATCTGCGAATGCAGAGTAGTCTGTACCCTTAGTAAGAAAACTGTTGTCGGGTAAAAGTTGCTGTTGGATATCATTTACCCAAATTTCTTTGTTCAATGCCATAATATGTGTTTTTAGTGATTATATTAATTTTGTCAATTGTTTACTTAAAATTCTTTGTATTCTGTGCCGAACCTTTCAAAGAAGAGTCTGCGGAACTCTTCCGGGTTGATTTCTTTAAGGCGTTTGAGTTCGCCGGCTTTGTCGAGTTCGTCCCATGTGCGGTTTACCGTTTCGCCGTCTTTTTTTACCATTGCCGACAATGATACCGTGGGGGTATTTGCGTCCGTAGAGACGGTGTGTACACCGTCTCTTTCATGTACACCGTCTCTTTCATGTACACCGTCTCTTTCATGTACACCGTCTCTTTCATGTACACCGTCTCTTTCATGTACACCGTCTCTACCATGTGCGGGAGCGGTACCATGTGCGGATAATGCTGACAACAATGTTTTGGTGTCGTTAGGTTTGTCGAGGTAGAACGACAAAACAATGCTTTTTACCTCTTTAGAAATCTTACCCTCTTGAATAGCTGCATCCACTGCCAATTCTGCCTCGTGGTATTCACGTTCGGCAAGGTCTTTTTTGAGTTCGTCTACTTGTGCAGAAAGGTCAGCAATAATATCGTTTTTTGCCGCCAATTCTGTCTGCAAATTTTCAATTGTCAATTGTGAATTGTGAATTTTCAATTGTGAATTATCAATTGTCAATTGTGAATT